GTGATGACTGGAGGTCAGGAACAACTCGCATCGGCAACAGCGTCCCCCCCAACTTCATGCGGGCAATAGCGGAATACATTCGCGACAACATCCTGGCAGCAACCCAACAGGCCCCCACATGACCACCACCACCGAACACCCACCGCGATACTTCGCCCCCGTGTGTATTCGCACGCCGCTGGGCTTCCTTGGCGGACCGGCGGGCTATTGCGAGGTGAGCGAAGCGGAGAAGGGGCGGGGGCCGATTATCGTGGACGAAACACATGAAGAAACAGGAGCTAACCGATGACAGAATCGACGGCAGCGGAGCGGGTTGTGGAGTTCATTCCGCCTTCGCACGAGGTGCGGAAGAAGATCAAGAACAAGACTCGCGAGCTGGGGCTTCTTCGTTCGTTGCTGAAGCTGGCCGTGAAAGCGGAATTGGAAGAGGAGGTGCCGCCGGACGTGGCGGTAGAGTAGCCATGGGAGCACGCGGACCATTACCGACACCGACGAAGATCAAGCAACTGGCGGGTGATCCCGGCCGGCAGGCGTCGGGTACAGACGAACCGGAGCCGGTGCCGGGTGCGCCGGAGATGCCGCCGCACTTGACGGGATTGGCAGCCGAAACGTGGGAGTGGTTGTGCGAACGGCTGGCGGAATTGCAGCTATTGGCCACGTCCGACAAGGTGGTGATGGCGTTGTTCTGCGGTGCGTGGGCACGGTACGTGGAAAACTACGACGTACTGGCACAGATCGGAACGGTGATAGTGTCGATCAAGACGGACAAGTGGGGCAGGGAGACGAAGACACCGTATATCGGACCGCACTTGAATATCGAATCGATGTTATCGAAGCAACTGACAACGTATTCTGCGGCGATGGGCCTCGGGCCGGCATGGCGTGCGGGCGTGAGCAAGTTGCCGCAAGCGGAGACGAAGGAAGGAAAGTCGCGGTTGTTTTCCAGCAACTTGAAAGTAGTGGGGTAAATAAAAGCATTTATTCGGGCAGCCAGACGCATTCGGGAGGCGTCCAACGAGCAATGAATGTAGTTGTCAACCGAAATACTTAGCTACGATTTAGCAAAGATTATCCGGCTGCTCCCCGGTTACGATCCGTTTGCGCAGGCGGGGGATTGCTGGTTCGATGAAGAGGCTGCGCAGAACGCGATCGATTTCGCCCAGGAGTGCTGCCACCACGTCAAGGGCGAATTGGCCGGGACGCCGTTGCTGCTCGAACCGTGGCAAAAGGCCGTGTTTGCCAACCTGTTCGGCTGGAAGCGGCCGGACGGCACGAGACGATACAGGGAGGCTCTGATTTTCATACCAAGAAAGAATAGCAAGGCACTCGCATTAACAACGGTCATTCCTACCCCCACGGGCTGGACTACAATGGGCGAGGTTCAGACTGGGGACACGTTGTTTGATGATTTGGGAAACCAGTGTCGTGTTACGCATGTGAGTACAGTCAGATATGATCGCCAATGTTACTGCGTAAGGTTTTCCGACGGCACTGCAATCATTGCCGATGAGGATCATCTATGGGAAACGGATTCACGGACTGATCGCGACCGACTAAAAGGTGTAGGCGGAAAGACGAGTGGATCAAAACCATCCATAAAAACAACGCGGCAGATTCTCGATACGTTGATGGTATGCAGGCCATCTATGGCGAGCAAAATAGAGCGGAACCATCGTATACGAGTAGCGGGCCCGATTGTCTGTGATAACGCGATGCTTCCAGTTCCTCCGTATGTTTTAGGAGCCTGGCTCGGTGATGGACATAGCGACAATGCCCTGTTGACGTGTTCCCGGCATGATACAGAGATTGTCGAAACGATTCGATCGGAAGGTGTAGCTGTAGATTTCCGTGGTTGCGACAAGCGATCGTCTGCAAACAGATACCTGCTTGGATCGGGTGGGCGATCACAAGATGCGCGAAATAAGTCTCTGCATGCCGTATTGAGAAAGATGGGCCTGATCAAAAACAAGCATATTCCACATGGGTATTTGCGAGCATCCCAATCGCAGCGGATGGCATTGTTAATGGGACTCATGGACACCGATGGCTCAGTAACCAAAGGCGGCCAGTGTGTGTTCTATAGTACGCGACATCAACTCGCGTGTAATGTATTAGAGTTAGTGCGTTCGCTGGGATTCAAGCCAACTTTGTATACGCGGACGGCCAAACTGAACGGCAAGGATTGCGGATTGATTTATACGATTCAGTTTTGGGCATATCGAGATGAGTCAGTGTTTCGTTTAACACGCAAGGCAAAGAGGCTTAAGCCGCGACCGATCAAGCTGACGCGAACTGCTTGGCGACAAATAGTAGCTGTAGATGATGTGCCATCTGTGCCGGTACGTTGTATTCAGGTTGATTCTCCTTCAAGCCTCTATCTTGCGGGCGAAGGCATGGTTCCGACACACAATACGACGATGGCCGCCGCGATGGTGCTGGTGGTTCTGTTCACTGACGGCGAGCCGGGGGCGGAACTCTATTCGGCGGCGGCCGAGAGCGACCAGGCCCGGCTGTGCTTCGAGGTTGTGCAGAATATGATTCGCAAAGAGCCCGTGCTGAAGGAACGGGCCACGCTGTACAAGTATTCGGTGGTGGTCGGCGACAACAGCTATAAGGCACTCAGCGCCGAGGCCGGCAGCAAGCACGGCTTCAACATTCACTTTGTAGTCAACGACGAGTTGCACGCGCATAAAACGCCCGAGTTGACCGACGTGTTGATGACGGGCACCGGTTCCCGCCGCCAACCGTTGGTAGTACACCTGAGCACGTCGGACTACGAGCGCGAGGGCTCAATCTGCAACGACAAGCATGACTACGCCGCGAAGGTGCGAGACGGTGTAATCGACGATCCCTCTTTCCTGCCTGTGATCTACGAAGCCAGCAAAGATGACGACTGGACGGACCCCACGATATGGTCCAAGGCCAATCCGAACCTCGGTATCTCGATCTCCGAAGAGTACCTGGCGCGTGAATGCGGGCGGGCTCGGGACGATCCAGGTTACGAAAACACATTCAAGCGATTGCACCTGAACATACGCACGGAGGCGGCATGCCGCTGGTTGACCACGCTTGCGTGGGACAATTGCCAGACCGAAGGTTTGCGGATCGAAGACTACGCTGGAAACCGCTGCTGGTGCGGACTGGACGTGGCATCGACCGACGACTTTACCGCGTTTGTCGTGGTGTTTTACGACGGCGAAGAGATGCCGGTATTTCCGTATTTCTGGGTACCCGAGGAGACGGCCCGAAAGAAAGAACTGGAGCGGCGCATTCCGTATTCGGTATGGGCCAGGCAAGGGTACCTCGCATTGACGCCCGGGCCGACGACACCGTACAGGCAGATCAGGGAGGACATCAACCGAATCATATCCGAGCATCGGCTGGGCGTAGAAGAGATTGCCGCCGACGTGTTGTTCCAAGGGCTGTCGATATCGCAGGACTTGACCGAGCAGGATGGCTTGCCGGTCATCGAGCACCGGCAGGGGATGTTGAGCATGGCCACGCCGACCAAGCTGACCAAGGAAGCGATTCTCAGCGGGGTGTTGCGGCACAGCGGCCACCCGGTGCTGCGGTGGATGTTGTCGAATACCGTGGTCGTGAATGATTCGGCGGGCAACGAGCGGCCGGCTAAAGACAAGTCGGAGGGCAAGATCGACGGCGTGGTGGCGATGATCATGGGCTGCGGGCGTGCATTGGGGGGAGAGGAAAATAGTTCGATGTATGAGACAATGGAGGTACGGAGGGTATGAGTAACGAAACGAGACGCCGGAAATACCGTGGCAGTGGTGTATATTGTTGAGTATTACGGTGGTTGCATAGGAAATATGCTGTCAAGGGAAGTGGACAGAGCGTACCGACGCGAGCTACGGAGACAAAAAGAACAACCACATGGCTGAATCAACACCAACACGAATACCGCTGGAAAGCGAACTGCACCCGGAGGTCAAAGACCGCCTGGATGCACTGGAGCGACACCAGACGGAGCAAGACGCTGTGATCGGGCACTGGCGAAACGTGGCGATGGACGCCGGCGACCTGGCGGTGAAGGCGTACAAGGCGACCAAGGGCAGCCCGATTCGCGGCGGTACGGCGATCAGGAACGTGATGGCGATTAGCGGGCTGGTGTGCTTGGGTGTTGGCTGCTGGTGGCTGTTGCCGGCGTTGGCGTTGGTAGTGATCGGGAGCATATTGCTGGGCGCGGTGATATTCGGGACCGTAGCCCGCCACAAATGGGAGTTGGAACATGCTCGATCTGATAGCTAGCGCCTTGTCGTTTGATTCATCGCCGCGGGCGACTACCGGCTGGGCGTCCAATCCGCCGCTCGACGATTACTGGTACTACCCGCGCGGCGGTATGGCCAGTTCGGGGATCGAGGTGACCGAAGAACTGGCGATGACTAACAACACCGTCTACGCTTGCGTGGCGAAGATCGCCAAGACGATCGGCACGTTGACCCAAGACGTATACGAGCGACTGCCCGATGGCGGCAAGCGGCCGATTCCCGACCACGATATCTACCACATCTTGCACGATGTGCCCAACGACGAGATGGACGCGGTATCCTATGAAGAATCGTCGATGGCCAACCTGTTGCTGCGCGGCATGCGGTACTCCGAGATCGTTCGCCATAGGAGCAGTAAGCGAGTAGAGCAGCTCTGGCCGCTGGAGCACCACACCATAAAGCAGACGCGAGACAAGCAGGGGCGGATCGTCTACGAGTATCGCCCCAACGGCGTACTGGAGACGACGTATCCGGCCGACCGTATACTATGCGTCCCCGGCCTGAGTTTCAACGGACTGACCGGATTGACGCCGATCGGCGTGCAGCGCGAGTCGGTGGGTCTGGGGCTGGTGACGGCGAAGTTCGGGGCCAAACTCTTTCAAAATGGTGCCGTGTTGCGGGGGTACATCAAGTCGCCGAAACGGCTGGGCCCAACGGCGTATGCTCGCTTGAAAGAATCGTTCAACGACGAGCACGGCGGCTGGGAAAAGGCCCACGGCACGCTGGTGCTGGAGGAAGACACCGAATATCATCCCATGGGTATCAGCCCGGAAGACGCGCAGTTTCTTGGGACGCGGGCGTTTCAGGCACTTGAGATTTGCGCGATGTTCGATACGCCGCCGCACAAGATCGGAATTCTCGATCACGCCACGTTTTCCAACATCGAAGAACAGCAGATTCAGTGGGTAGTGGACACGATCGGCCCCTGGTGTCGGCGTCTCGAAGCGGCGAAGAATCGGCAGCTATTGGGCGACGAGCGCGGCCGCTTCGTGCTCTACAACACCGAAGGCTTGCTGCGCGGCGATACGGAGCGGCGGCACAATGCGCTTGCGCAGGGCCGGCAGTGGGGATGGCTCAGTACGAACGACGTGCGGCGGATCGAAAACATGAACCCGGTAGAAGGCGGCGATGATGACCGCCTAACGCCGCTGAACATGCGAGTGGGCGACGAGCCGCGTCCGGCGACCGGGGGCGGGGCCAGTCGGGGCGGCGAAGAGGATCGTCGGCCGTCTGCGATGCTCCCGGTGATCGAAGACGTTGCCCGCCGGATGGTGACCAAGGAAACCAAGGCGATCGAAAACGCACTTAAACGCACGGCCAAGGCGGGCAACGCGGTTGGGTTCCTCGAATGGCTGGACGCCTTCTATAACAAGCACGAGCAAGATACCGTCTCTGCCCTTGTGTCTGTTGCCGCGGCGGTCGTCGGGGAGTCGGGAGCCCCGGCGATCGCCGAGCGGGCGGCGAGAAAATACGCGACCGTATCGCTGGCGGCAATGCGGGACTGTGCGATGAATGCCCCGCAGCGGATACCGCAGGAACTAAACGCCTGGCTGTATGGTAAGCCGAGCAAGATCGAAACCCTTGCGGCCGAGTGGTCGCAATGTCTTCAGTAGAGAGGATTGAGACGATGTACGAATCAACCAAAGTATTTCTGCAAAGCCACGCTAACGAGCCGTGGGCTATCTGGCCGTCTGCCGCCGAAGAACTGATGGCAGAATGCTACCGGCCGGTTATTCTTACGGCGGAGTCCAAGGAGTGGCCGTCGATGTACTTGCGAACTGCCCCCGCCGGCCATTGCCTCAGTGGCGATGAGTTCGGCGAAGAGTTTGCCGCCCGCATGGCCCGACTTCCAAAGACGGCCGACAAGATAGCGGTGATTCCGGTTCGTGGTGTGATCACGCAGCGGGAGTCGGATATAGGCACCACCACCGAGAGCCTCGACAGACAACTGGAAGAGGCGGTGGTCAACCCGGAAGTGGGTCTTGTTGTCTATGATTACGATAGCCCAGGGGGTGTGGTGCTCGGGACGCCCGAGCATGCGGACAGGATTCGGGCCTCATCCAAGCCCGTGGTGGCCGTGGCCAACAGTTTCGCGGCCTCAGGGGCCTATTGGCTCGCGTCGGCGGCCGGCCACCTGGTTGTAGCCCCAAGTGGGCAGGTAGGTTCGATTGGCGTGTTTTCAATGCACGTCGATGCCAGTAAGGCGCTGGATGAAATGGGCCTGAAAATCACGTTCGTTCACGCCGGAAAATACAAAGTCGAAGGTAACCCCACCGAACCGCTGGGCGACGAGGCCCGGGCCGCAATGCAGGGGCGAATCGATACCTACTACGATATGTTCGTGGGCGCGGTGGCCGCCGGGCGTGGAGTAAGCAAGGCCGAGGTGCTGCAGAACTTCGGACAGGGGCGGATGTTCACCGCCGAGGCTGCCAAGGCCGCAGGGCTGGTGGATCGCGTAGCCACGTTGCAAGAGGTGCTGGCCGGGATGATCAAGCCGCAGGCGGGTACGCCGCGGCGAGACCGGGCCGAGCGGCGGGCGCGGATAACGAGAATTGGCCAGACGAGCGACGGGTTGGCATAAAACCCGCGTTGACGAACGGAGTACTGCGTGCGATAATGATAACTGACATACGGCGTGCTGAGTGAACTGACGGCCGAGTTTCGTCAGTCGCCCGGTACGTAACGATGCAAAGCTGCTCGCCGAGCCGAGCGCGGAGCGTCATGGCCGGTTTTTTCAAACCTGCCCGGACGCTCTGTGCCCGGCTTTTTTCGTGCGCTTTTCCTGAGTTGTCCCGGCGGGACCAACTCAGGAGGCAAACGAAATGCCCAAGGATATCAATGCTCTACTCAAAGAGCACAAGGAAGCAGTTGCTTCCGGTCAGGCGATTGTCGCCGCGGCAAAGGCCGACAACGATCGCGAACTGACCGAAGACGAGGCGACCCAATTCGACGCCAGCATGGATAAGGCGGACGAACTGGGTGCCGAGATCGCCGCGGCCGAGGTCGCTGAAAAAGCAGCGATCGCCCGGCAAGATCGACTCACGGCGGCCGTGGCTACCAATCGGGCCGCCAGCCTGGAACCGCGACTGAGCCACCCTTCACCGCTCGGCGGCAACCAACTCTCCAGCGCACGGACCACGGTTCCGGCCGTTGCGAAAGACCCCGGCGAACGCCCGTTTGCGACCTTTGGGGCATTTTTGGACGCGGTTCGGCGCGCAGAAGGCCCGGGGGCTTACGTCGATCCGCGATTGACCGAGCAGGCTGCGGCCAGCGGATTGGGCGAGGACGTGCCCTCGCTCGGCGGGTTCCTCGTGCAAAAGGACGATGCCACCGACATCCTCAGCCGGGCCTACACGACCGGCGAGATTCTCAGCCGTGTGCGTCGAATCCCCATCGGGCCGAACAGCAACGGCCTGCGGATTCCATACGTCGACGAAACCAGCCGGGCCACCGGCTCGCGATGGGGCGGCGTGCGTGCCTACTGGATGGCAGAGGGCGTCGAAAAGACCGACAGCCATACCAAGTACGGTCAGTTGGAATTGGCCCTCAACAAGGTGGCCTGTCTCGGCTATATCACCGATGAGTTGATCCAGGATACCACGGCAATGGATGCCCTGCTCACGCAGGCCTTCGCCGAGGAACTGGCGTTCGTGATCGAGGATTCGTTTATCCGCGGCACGGGGGCCGGGCAACCGCTGGGTATCCTGAACGCTCCGTGTCTGGTCAGCGTGGCCGAAGAGGCTACGCAGGCGGCCGGCACCTTC